CGGACTTTTAATCCGTTGGTCGCGAGTTCGAATCTCGCAGGACCCACCAGAACGCATAAGCCGCTACAGCTATTAAAGTTGTAGCGGCTTTTATGCTTTATGTGACCGTATATGTGACGTGTCTCATATCCAGTGATCCCATACAGTGGTCATACAGTCATGACGGCTGTCTCGTTGGGCTGAGCAGTCGCCCGCCATCGAGCCTTGATGTAGCGCTCCGTTGTTGCCTTGTCGGAGTGGCCGCAGAGCAGCTGGATCTGCTCGATGGGCGTCCCTGCCAGCCACATATCGGTGGCACCTTTGCCCTTGAGATCGCGGAAGCCGAAGGAGGCCATGGGCGGGATGTTCTTGGTCGCCCTGATCTCGTTTGCGGTCCTGATGGCTTTGCCGAGCATGGAATTGATGCCACCGTAGGTGTACCCAGTGCCTGCTCGGGTGTGCACCAGAGGCTGGTCCATATGTGGATTCGTGCCCACGGCACGGTTGATAAGCTTTTCCAAGCCCTCGGTCATCGCAATCTTCAGCCTTGTGCCCGTCTTTCCCTGCTCGAAGGTGATGATGCGATTGCCTGTGTGTGGATCGCGTGCGAGGACTTTCGGCGTCCAGTAGATGATGTCGCTTTCCGGGCGCTGCAGCGTGCGGTAGGTCAGCTCCATCAGTACGCGCACCTGGGGCCAGGCCAAGGCATAGACCTCCTGATATTCCTGATGGGTGACATACCGGTCGCGCTTTTTCTCCGAGTTTTCGCGCGTGCCGCTTTTTTGCATACACGGGTTGATCTTGAGGCCGGTGCATTTGTTTGTGCGGATCAGCCAGGACAGGCACGAGCTCAGACATGCTTTTTCCCGGTTGGCGCGCACTCCACGCTCAGCCGCAGAGCCGGCGTCCAAATAGGCTTGCACATGGTGGGGCTCAATGTGCTCAGGGAGCATTGACCCAAAGAACACTTTGAGCGGCTCGGAATCCTTTGTGTAGTCGGAGAGAGTCCGCGGCGCGAGGTCTTTTATGGACACCCGCTGTTGGCAGTCCACCAAGAACTGGTCTAGCCAGTACGCGGTGGTGCCATAGTTGTCTGCCGGGCTGTTGTAGATGGCAGCTCGCTCCTTTGCGGCACGGACATCGGTGCCCATGCGCTCCCACCGGCCGTCCCTGTGGCGGTAGTAGAAGGCGTTGTGTTTGAAGGAAAGGCGAGTGCCAGCGAGACCCATCGGGTCCCCATCTTTACGTGCGCGTCCCATGTTTTCTCTGTTTGAAGAAGGATTGCAGCCCGATCACGTTAGGTGTGGATGAGGCTGCGCTTGTGCTTTGACCTTTGGTCATGGCATTGCTGCCGGTCATGACTCTGTCGAACTCAGTGCGTGCGACAAGAGGGCGCCCGCTGGGCTTTGGTTTCACCACCATGCCCAGGCGCTCCAGAAAGCGGATCTGTGCGGCCCCATTTTTTAGAGGAGAACAGATCTCATTGATCTCCGCATCGGTGAGGTATGGCCATGGATTGTTCATGTCTGTCTCAATGAAAAAGCCCCGCACTTGGCGGGGCTTGATGTTTGTCGGGTGAGGCGGCTATTCGGCCCAGGTCGTGCCGGGTGGCAATTCAAGTTTCTTGATGATGACTACATCATCTTCACCAGAGATTTCGTCCGCCACAGGGATACGGCGCAGGCCTGGTGTTTTGAGCTGGGCCAGGTCCTCGATAACGTCAGCGGCCTTGACGGCCGTGGCATCTCCTTTGCGAAGATCTGCAACCAGTTGCTCAAGCTCAGCGCGCTCCATGATCAATCCTTTCAGTTGAGGCAATCATGGTGCGCTGTTGGTGATGCGCTTGAAGTCGATCACCCAGACCCATGGGTTCGCGGTCCAGTCACCGCCGGTGGATTCCCAGATATGGCGGAAGTGCTCAAGAGGTGTAGCGCTGTAGGAGTAGCCCGGGATAGAGCCGTGGCCTCCAGCAGCGCCCTCTGCAATGCAGTCCGCTTCTGTAATCTGCTGCAGGCGCTCCACGCGCACGCCGATGATTTCCAGCCAAATGCGTGCTGCCCACTTAGGCATGTGGATTGAAAGTTTCCAGCGGGCGACTATGTCGTCATCCATCGTCATGAATTCAGGTGGCGGACCACCGTCTGCGGCGTACTTGCAATAAGCAGGCGTTTTGAATTTGCTGGTGAGTTCGTCAGCGTTGGAGAAATAGTGGTCCTCCCACTCCTTTGCACTCATCAATGGGCCTTGCCATGTCTCGCGCACATAGATGCGGTCGCCAGGCTTGCCATATGGGCACAGCGCCGCCGCCTCTTTTGCGTACTCGGGCAGCAGGTAGATGCCCGCATGCTTGCAACCACGGTGCGGCTCCAGCAGGGAGTCGCGGCCCATAGTAATTTCTGTCTTGGCTATGCGCCGCGTCTGCGTCTTCTGGCCGCTCAGGATGGCACGCACCAAGGGGGCCTTGAACATCAAGCCGGTTTCTTTCATTGGGTTACTCCCTAAATGCAGAACCCCGCTCAGTGGCGGGGTTCTTGTGACTTAAATACTAATTAAGCAGAAATTTGCATGCTTTAAAGTTTTATCGTTGGGGCACTTTTAAAAAATGCCATATTGATATGCAAAGTAAAGCGCTGCCAATATGCCTAATAATGAAAGTATGGTCATCACATTTACCATATCGACTCCATTAACAATTGCTGGGAAGCAAGAGATGGGTCGCTAGATGCGTCCTAACACTACCATGACTAGCAATACGACCACTAAAAGGCCGATGATGCCGCTTGGAGCGTAGCCCCAACTGCGACTGTGTGGCCAGGATGGCAATACCCCAAGTAACAGCAGTATGAGGATGATCAACAGGATGGTGCCGATGCTCATGGTCTGCTCCTTCGTTTCGGTTCTAAACCGTATTTCAATTTATGAGATATTTATTGAACTATTAACGCATACTGGTAGCTATCATTTGCGGTGATGCTGGCTGTCGTTTGTGTCGACTTGATTTCCAATGAATCCACCGACAGCTGCGCCACCAACTGTTCCAAGGCCGCTGCCTCCGGTCAATACAGCACCTCCGACGGCTCCGACTCCCGCGCCGACCGCCGTGTTCCGATCTCTTGCTGACATGCCGCTACAGGCGCCTAAACTGAATAGCGATGCGCATACCAGCGAGGCGAGAGTGATTGATTTGAGGGTTTTCATTTGAGAGCCTCTTTTAAGAGCATGAGTGATGGCTCATACCTTAGTGGATGTCTCATGATGAATTTTTGGCTCGTAAAACATCCTAAGCGAGCCACCACGTCAGAAAAAGGCATCACAGAGTCTCTTTAGAGTGGTTTTTTTTAGTTATCTCTGGAATCATCTTGGCCACACCGGAATACCGGCGTGGCGAGTTGAAAATTATCACGTACTCCTGTCACATTGCGAAAACGCATGATTACGCAAAAGTGTCACTTTGTGGAGGCTTGGGAGGTTGAGTTAGCGGTTAGATATCTAGTCCAGATCTCAAGCAAGCGCTAAGTGTTAGCGATACTGCTCAGATTTTTTTGTTGTCTGTTCGGCTTGAACAGGCTTGGCATTTTGCGGAGGGTTGGTTGAAGCCTTATCACCACTTTGTGGTGTAGGTTTTGTGCCAGGGGTGGAGGCAGGTCCGCTACTTTGTTGCTGCTGAGGGTTTTTGGGGTTTTGTGGGTTGTTAGATTGTTGGCTCATTGAAATCTCCAGGTTGGTTATCGGTAAACGAATTGCTTACCGAAACTTCATATTGATCCCATTTTTGCAAAATGTCTGTTGTTTAAGTGGTTTATTGCAATTTTATTGAAATAGTGTGTATTAATTCGGCATTCAAATTTACATTGAATATCTATTTTTGATGTTTTTCGGCTAAATACTGGATCCAGAATAAAAGAAGCCCGCAGATGCGGGCTTGGTGTGGTTGATAGGTTTACGCCATCGGTCACGCTTGTCGCCCCGGCCGAAGGCTGGGCTGCTCATGCGTGGCCTGTCTGTGTCTTCTGTCGCGCTTGCTTCAGCTTTGCGCTAACGCATCAAGAGCGCCGGAAGCTTGGACTTCTTTTCAGCGGCCCGAGGTATATCGATCTGGGCGTCAGGTGAGGGCGATGGATGTTGTGGGTCATCTTCATCGCGAAAAGGTATGCGCTTTTGATTGGGATACGGCTCACCTACGGGGTCCATGTCTTCATCTTCAGGCAGAGAGGGGGGAGTACCTGGTTGATTCATCGCTACTTCCTTTCTTGGTAGGGCGCAGCGGAGGCAAATAGTCCCTGAGCGTGTGCCACTGGCTCAAATGTTCGGGTCTCGAAAGATCTGGATGCTCTGTATGCAGCTCACTGTGGTCAAGTTCAGGAGCTACTGGTTTACTCATTGGGTTGTGTCTGACCTGGAGGATCTGGTGGAAACAGTTCCTTGCGTCCCCCTTCAATCAGGTTTGAGCTGTCGGAAGCCGACCGGTCTATGGTGTCTGCCGAATCCTGAACCCGTCGCGAAAGGCTTGTCCCGTTAGGCCGCGCTGTAGAAGCCGTTGCTCGACTATCTGAAGGCTTGTTGGCAGGCATCGCTCCGATTTTTGATCCGGATTTACGAGTTTGCTTAACTCTCGTGGTGTCAGTGGGCTCCATAGGGTTACCGCCTTGAAGATCTCGATATCGAGATGAATGATGATTTAGCTCGGCTTACCGCCTGCTAAGTGCAAATCCGAGCAATGCGCCAACAGCCAAAGCTCCACCTGCTGTCCGCCAAGGGGATTCGTGCACATACGAGTCGGCAGACAGTGCTAGGGCTTTCGATCGATCAACGGCGTTGGAGGATGCTGTTCGCACTTTTTCCAAAGCGGATGCAGCCTTGCTGAAAAGCACTGATGCCGCTGGATCCGCATCATGCCCATTCGCCACTAGAACGCCTCGCAAATCTTCAATTAGCTGGCTTGCGTCACTTGGAGGCTCTGCTGCACTTTCTTTATGAACTCTCATAAGGACTCCTGATTGAACATAGGGTAGTTCAGAGTAAGCCACTGCAGTTTGATGGGCTGTAGTCCAAGCTCGGGCATTCAGATATGAAGTGTGACGGTAGGCTACGGCGTGCTATCTAATTGAATGCGATACAAGAGTCTCTTGCGTGGATTCTGGTATCGCTAAAAGTGTTGCCAGTTGGCGTTTTCCAGCCTGTTCGCGTCTATTCAGGTGTCAAAGGTGAATGCACTGAATCCACATATACATAAATACAGTTTGAATTCCAGTTCACCTAAGCTGACATGCCACCTTGAATGGCCTACGAGATGTTGTTCTGTGAACCTGCAGACTCATCTTTTGTTTGTGAGTTGAAGATCCGCATCCTTGCAAGAGAGAGCGTTTTCGAGTTGCTTCCAAGCGCACTCCCGGGGGGCTTTGGGCTCTCTAAAAGTCTTCTGGAGCATCGTGTGCTTCACTCCTGGACGCTCCAAAGAAAAAGCCGCTCAGTGGCTGTCTGTTTAGGTATGGAAGTCAGGTGAGGGTGTGTAGAGACGCTTTGTGCGTGTGCTTTTGCGTCTGTAATGGCACTTAGAGACATAGCGCCTGGCAACGGATCTCTTTGCACCGGTAGGCTAGTTGCTGTACCTTATGAGCGGCAGTGTTGACCTGCTCTTTTCTCAAGGAAACGGGCTTCTAATCCTGATTAACCAGATTCGCAAGGCAGTGTGCTGACTGCAAGGAGGCCGTGATGGAAACGATAGAGCAGATGGCTGAAAGACACATTTGCGAGTCTGAAGCGGAATTGGTTCATATCGATGTGCTGATGAAGCGTGCGCAGAAAATGAGTACGAACGCTGCCGATCAGGTAGAAGCTGAGAGGCTATTGGATCAGGCAGTGAGGCAGCGCGAAAAGTTAGAGTTGCATCTCGCGGCCCTCAAGAGCAAGCAAGACGCTGATTATGAGAAATTGGTCGATGAGGGCAAGCGCTTTAAAGCGATGCTTGCAAAGATGCGGTCGAATATTGAAGTGATGCTAGCTTCCTGGCTTTGACTGCTAAGCTGTCGCGACGATGGGCAACCTCTGAGCGCTCCTGTGTGGAGCCGCACTCGGCAAAGACAGTCGGTTGTCGAACATCCTCCTGCGCCTGTAGATCGCCTTGCCGGTACATGGCCAGTTGGTAAATGAGCATGTTCTTGAGCGTGGGCCTCCAGAAAACAAAAGTGTGATTGGTGGCGCAGTCAGTGGCCGCAGGTCAGACTGCCATCCGGCTGCGGGAAGTTGCGAGCGCCGCAGCTGATGCACAGGGGCTGCTGTGCAGCGGGTGCGCTGTGGCCGGTGCACTTCACTGCAGTAATGCCGTCGGGGTAGCGCTGGATCGGCTGCATGCTTGCAAACTGCAGATCCGCGCATGCTTTGGAGCCATTGGTGCAGGTTGTGCACATGCCGCCTTTAGGGATGTGGGTGGTCGTCATGGGGTATGGCTACCTGTTGACGGGTAGCGGAATGCAGAGGTTGAAAGTCGCCAGCCAGTGCAAGGCGGCGTCTGTGTGGAAGGGGTAAGGGCAGGCATCGTTGGCTGTGCGGCCTGCGTGGTAGGCCTCGCGGGCTTCGGCTTCCACCTGGGCCTTGGTGATCAGCACCTCGCCCCCGGCCCAGGTGGTCTTGAAGGCTTCAGCCATGGGGGTTAGTGGGTCCCTTGGCCATTTGGCGCACAGCCTGCTCAAAGCTCATGCTGCGCACGGGGCAGCGCTGCGGCTGGTTGTTGGTCAGGATCAGGGTGTCATGGCGCGGCAGCTGGCGGGCGCTGGTCAGGCCTTCGCAGTCGGTGTCATAAACCTTGCTGAGGCCGAAGTGCTGCTGCAGGCGTGCTGCCTGGCTGGCTTTACCGCAGCCTTTGGGGCCGAAGATCACGATAGAACGGGTGGGCATGGCGTTGCTCCTTTTCATGCTTCATGGCGCGCAGCGCTTGCTGCAGCTCGGTTTGAAAGTAGGTGTTGAGAGAGGGCGCAGGCTTGACGGCGGTTGCCGCCTGGCTCTGCATGAGGCGCAGCAGTCGGCTGCGTTGTCGGTCGCGGTGCTGCAGCTCGTGCAGCACGGTGTCTATTGGATGCATTGGCAGAGGGGGCAGGTGTAAATAGCCGGTTTCATCAAAGCTCATCTCAAAGGCCTGTTGAGCGTTCCACACGATGCGCCCGATCAAGCTGCTGCCGCAGTTCAGAACCAGGGGGCACGCGGCGTGGCCTTGACAAACAGGGTCAGGTGGGCCGTTTTGCTGGCGCGCACCAGGTGCAGCGACATGAGTGCAGGGTGCTTGCACGTGCCCTGGATCCGGTTGGCAAGTGCCGTGGTCTTCCAAAAAACTAGAAAACCCGCGTGATGCGGGTCTTCTGGTTGATGGTCAAGGGTCAGTGCATTTGCTCTTGAATTTGCGTCAACGGTTGTGAGCCTGGTTGGCGTTTATTGCATTTGCATTGCTGCTGACTGAAATTGGGATTTCTGAGCGGCTGCCCCATTTGCATGGGCCAGTAGAAGCGCCAAAAATGAGTTTCGTTGACCGTTTGGGTGGTACCAATCTCCATGGAGATCAGCGAAAGAGTCGTCACCCCTGCTGGGCAGGATTTTTCTGCTCTTGTGCAGGCTTCTGGCCAGGCTGTTGCGGGTTTGGGGTTTGCTGCTGGGCCTGCTTGTCTTTTTGCTGTTGATCCGCAGGCGACTGGCCTTGTTGGTTTGCAGTGCTTTTTGGGTTGGTTTGTTGAGTCATGGTGAACAGTCCTTGAGGTTGAGAGCAGATCGGAAAGACCTGCTATGGACCCAGGGCGCACTTTGAAAGGAGCCACGTTGTAGGGATTCTTTGTGGAGCGATGTCCTGGTGGGTAGTGCTCACGACAGACCGTCTGTTAGCACCGCTGATGCGACATCCTTTTAGGTGACGTCGCTGTGAAGTTCCCGTTGTCTTTGGATCAAGACTGGCTGTTGACGCTCCAGATCTTTTTTTTCTTCGTCTGTGGGAGTTTTCTTCTCCTGATGATCTGGCAGGCTGCCTCTATTGTTGATGCCTCTGAAGGTCTTTTTTATGGAGCACAAAAAACCTTGGCATTGCGAATTTAGGTAGGACATAAGGCCTCCTTGTTTGGCGTTGAGTCCTTGATTAATTATTCTTCTGAAGGTGTTTTTTTTGTTTTGTGAATTTGTGAGTGTTTTATGGTTCTTCTAGAGATCTCATCAAATTCTGGTATCTCGATCTCTGCATCGTCATTCGACGTCACAGTGAAGTATTTGTCGGTAATAAGGTAGTCGTCTATATCCAAGAGATGTGGTCTGTATGCCTTGAATAAATGTGTGTATTTATCGATGAAGAGCATAAAGACCTCCGGTATTTCTGGAAAGCCCTGACTGACTCCCATAGATAAACCATACGCCTATTTCATCAATAAAACTGTTTTCAGACGAAAAATTACATTAATTGAGGCTGTGTCAGGTAGCAATTAAGTGGCTTGGAGCTAGCGTGCAAAAGACTTTATTGCTATCACTGCGTGAGTGATTTATACAAATTGTTATTGTAAAAATTATATAAATATGGGTATATTCGAAGAAATTAATTAACTTCAGAAATTACCCAAAATAGGAGCTATGCCGGTAGATGAAAACTATTGCGGAAGTTCGTTTGGAGGGATGCCGCATCCTCTATTTGGATGCCTGAATGGCTGCAGTGTTGAGAAGAGAGGGGTGCCAGTTGAAGCAACTTGCAGGTCAAACTATCGTGCAACTAGCGTTGCAGAGTGATAGGCGAACGGACTGGGAAGCCTTATTCGGTGGCGTTGCTACGTTGTGCCTGACGAGATTTCTTGATGCGAACTTGTGTTTTTTCTTGTTCGTTTTGACGCAATCTGGCTTCGTAAACCGCTGGGCAATAGACAAAGTCGCCAGTAGGTACTGCAGCGCTATCAACTTCATGAAGGGCAGGATTGATTTCAGATGAGAGATTTTTGACTAAGCTTAACATATAGGCCTTTAATTTAGCAGGGGAATTATTAATTTCCACCGCTATCCATAGTACTCCTTTTTCGATTTAAAGCCACCTGTAGGGTGTTGAAGGGTCGATCGAGGGGCAGGATAGTCGAATTAGCTTACGCATCACGATTAATTTGATGCTCGTTTTCGGTTACAGATTCCTGTAATTGAGTATTCGTTTCTTCCTCTTCTGGCAGGCTAGGAAAAGCTCTTGCCCAAGGAAATAACACATGCATGAGATTCGACCAAAGGTCTTGGGCCTTGGATAGTGGTTGTGCAAACATATCAATTTCCTTTCGTTATTCGCTCAGAAATCTCTTTCCCACTATTTTCACTTTCTCTGTAGAGGCTTTAGGCGATGGGATCCTTTTTGCAACGATGTCGCTCAAAATAAAGCGGCCCTTTTCGATGGGGTGATCAGGCGTGCGGGAATAGTCGTCATGAGAGACAGAATGGCTATTGACGTCTGGAAGCCCGGTTTTTCGGCTGCGGGTCTTGAGATTTTTTTTAACTGTGGCTTTCATAAAAGCCTCCGATTCAATAAAGCACTCAGAAATGACTGCTTTCTTCACAATACTCTCTTTTTCTGGCAGAAACCGATTTTGAACCAAAACTAACAGAATTTCGGTTGTCTAAATCTCGGAGAGCAGGGCCACTCGCTCGGTGCTGCAGCTCGTGCAGCACGGTGTCTATCGGATGCATCGGCAGGTGATCCCCATGCCCAGGTGCCCCAGTTCGGCAAAGCCGTGGTCAAACGCTTCGGCGGCGCTGCGGGCGATGTGCTGGATGGAAACGCAGCCGCATTTCAGAACAAAGATGCGCATGGCGGCGACTCCTAGAAAAGCGGCAGGGTTAGGTGATTGGTGGTACCGGCGCGCACGCGGTTGATGGTCATCAGCGCCGGGCCATGCTGGCTGCGTCGCCGCGGCTTGCTGGCCTGCGCAGCCTGCTCGGCCGCAATGCGTGCGCGGGCCTTGGCGAAGGTGTCGGCAATATTGGTGCAGGCCGAATTGCTGTACTGAAATGCCGCGCTGGTGATCGGCACGCTGGGCAAGGTGGGGCAAGCTGCTTGCATGGGTTCTCCGGTTGAGGGCAAAGGAAAAGCCCGCTCAGCAGTTGCTGGCGGGCTTGGGCGATTGGCGGCTGCAGCCGTTGACTGGCGCAGGCCGTAAAGAAAGAGCCGATGCCCTTGCAGGCATGCCAGAGGAAGTGAAGTGGAGGGAGGAGATGCCTCTGGCTCGGCGAAAACCGTTCAAACCGCAGCGCCCTGATGCAAGGCGCTCTGGTTTGGCCCCGATGCGCTCGGGAAGGGCGGTGCCGGGATTCCAACCGGCGTTGCCGTTCTTGCTCTCGGCCGCATTCGCCTCACCCTTTTGACCGTGTACGCCCTTTGGCGGCTGGATACGGCAGGGATGCCGCGCAGAGCAGCGGCCGTGCCCGCTGATGCGATGGAGCCCCGGGGGCGCTCCGCGTAGGTGGAGCGAACGACATGGGCATGCGACTTTTGAAAGACCGGGCCTGACCCGGCCGATGCCGTGGCGCCCATCGCGTCTGCAACCTCTGCTGCACTCCCTTGATGCCAGTGGGGCGCTAGCGTTGATGGCGTTGGCCCTGTGTTGACGGGGCTTAGGTGTGCTGTGGTGGTTGCTGCGATGGATGAATTTAACCATGGTTAAATTATTTGTGTCAACCATGGTTAAATTTTCTTGTGAAGTTTTCTTCAATTGAAGATGCGGAAATGAAAAAAGCCCGCTGGGTGCGGGCTTGGTGCTGTTAGTTGAGGTTCGAGGTTAGGTTGAGCTGGTTTCGGCGATGTCTTGAATGAACTTCGCTGCTTCAGGAGCTGATGCATATTCCTTCGCGGGAATATTCAGGGCGGTGGCCATGTCCAGCGTCTGAAGTCGAATGAGTTCGGTTGTGTTGGTCCTGCCGGTATGAGGCATACCCCTTGTCGCTGTGTTGATCAGCAAAGCAATATTGGCCGAAGGCTCTTGAACTCTGATCGTAATGAGCTCGAGTAGGCGAGCTTTGCATTCTGTCGCCGCGTCGGCCCTGGCTGTCGGAAGAGGGAGGCTGCAAAATTGTGCAAAATTTTGCTTGTGATGAAAGTGGAGCTTTATCGATGATCCGCCAACGGGATAGGGTCTGTTGGTCTTTAGAGCTGACTGGGCAAACTGAGGGTTGATTTGGGCGATGATTTGTCGCACATCCTTCATGAACTCTCTGGTGCGAGCGGTCGACTGTTTGGCTGCGTCCTTGGTCTCTGCCTCATCCGGGGTGCGGCCAAGCAGAGTGCACAAATGGATGGCACGTTCGGTGAGTTCGATTTCTGAGCGAGCGGTAATTGGCTCGATACGTCCTATGGACATCTTGGCAAAAGGCGTCTTCAGGTCTTCGATTCTTCCGCCTGCTTGCAGAGTTTTGTTGAAGTGATCGAAGGCAAACTCCATCACCCCAACGGCAGAGTCTGATCTCTCTTTATTCAGATATTGCAGAAGATGCTGATGCTGCAGGGTCGGGGTGGCATGGCAAATGCCGTGCTCGTTTTCAATGATCACGCCAACAACAAGGCGCTCACCGCGGCGACCCAAAGGCTCCCAGAAGACGGGTGCAAATGCACCTGTCAGGAGTCTTAAGGGGGAGGCGGCGTTGGCGAGGAAGTCCATTTCAAGTTGTTGCTTTGGTTGGCGCCGATTCTCTCATTGATCATGAGCTGGAGCATTGGCATGCGACGGCTCAGTAACTCTAGCAGGCTTGAGGTTTGTTGCCAGATGTCGACCGCTTGAGGAACTGCATGCGTCCATTTGGCGGCTACGGCTGCGAGTGCTTGGATTTGGTTTTGCCGCTGCGCAGCAAGCCGCGCAGCGTCGGGCATTTGGTGGTCATTGCGTCTGCGCTCATTGAGCTGACTGGCTATCAGATTGTGGGATGCAACAAAATCTGCTTTCAGCTTCGATAGGTCTGCATTGAGGGCGGGGGCAAGGGCCTGATCGTGATCGATAAGCCACCAGTTGGTGCCGTCAAATCTCATGTTTCGCGAGTGTCTGTCCCAGTTGGCCAGCAGCTCATCCAGTGCGGCGCCTTTGGCTGCAGTATTTGCATTGCTGCAGAAATGATTCCAGACCGAGTTGTCTAGAGTGGCGTCGCTGGCTTGCGAGAGCTGCTCGAAAAAGCTATTTCCACCGACATAAGTGCTTCCGAACAAAATGGCGAACCCTCCGGGTTGATGCGCAGATTCTGGAAGTTCTGGTAACTGCTCTTTGGAGGCCAGTACCAGGCAGGGTGCCGGAGTATTGTTCCCAAGCACAGTTGCGGCCAAGGTGCATGCCATTTCTATGGCCAATTTGCCGGGGTGGCTTAAGTGCTTGAATACGCACTTAATGGGATCTCCTTCATTCAGAGGTAGAACCTCGCCCTCCCATGCTGTGCACAATCCTTTTTCTTGGCCGGTCAGTGCGTCCACCGGTAGGAGTGGAATGCAGACCTGAGGGGGAGAAAATAGCGTTTCTGTGCTCATGCAAACCTGTTGAATATCGATTTGATGCTGCTTACAGCTTTTGCCCGTTCCAGGCCCAAACCACACGGCCCAGTACGCGTACCTGGTGATCGCCGTTCAGTTCGTCCACGGTCTTGATGTTGGGGTTGTCCGAGCTGACCTCCAGCGAGCCGGTCATGCGCATGCGAACGCGCTTGATATAGGTCTGGCCGTGCACATCCAGCACATAGACGCCTTCATGGCTGGCCGGGTCGCGTGAGCCTACATCGACCAGCAGCACATCGCCGTCGCTGAAGGTGGGCGACATGCTTTCGCCTTGGGCGTGAATGAACTTTAGCTCCCGGATATTGCCGGGCTTGATGTGCTGGTTAATCCAGTGTGCGGAGAGGGCCAGGTCGCCCACCACATAGTCCGCATCGAGCGTGTCATTGCCTTTGCCCATGCTGCCGCTATTGGCCAGTATGGGGATGCGCACCAGATCTTCGTTTTCTTCTGAAAAAACAATGCTGTTGGCGTTGCGGGCCATGTCACCCATGCCGGTTGCAAGCCAGTCCGACGACACATTCAGGCGTGCGGCGGCCTTGGCGTTGTTTTCGGCAGTGAAAGCCTTGCTCTCGCCCTCAAGGACTTTGCGCGCAGCCTGGTAGGAGACACCAACAGACCTCGCAAGCTCTGTGATGTCTACGCCGGCAGCCTTCATTGCCTTCTCTAGGCGTTCTTTGTAATCAACCATGGTTGAAATCATGGCGGAATCAATACTAACTATGGTTGCTTTCATGTTTTAACTAAGGTTAAACTTGAGGCATGACGATCCGAAAAACAGAGGCCATAGAAATGCTGGGTGGCTCCACCAGAGAAGTGGCGGCCGCTTTGGGTGTGTCTTACCAGGCCGTCGACAAGTGGCCTGACGTTCTCAGCGACAAGGTTGCAGACCGCGTTCTTGCGGCATGGACTCGTCGAAATGTCGAGGGTTTGCCGCCGCCGTTTGCGAAGTCAGTATCTCTGCCTCAATCCGGTCAGGAGGCTGCTCATGGCTAAGCCCGCGTCTCATCTTGCTCACTATCAACCTGTGCAGTGGCGCGGCACGACGCCGGTAAGCGACGGCTGGATCTGCTTCTCGTTTGCGTGTGACGCTGAGGTGCTGCGCATACGGCTGCCGGTGGAAAGTGCGCATGGTTTGGTGGATACCGCGGCGTCTTATCTGGGGAGGTGCGGAGTCCAATCGCCCAGGTCTTCGGGGATGCCTAGCCCGCTGGGGTCACCAAAGCTGGGCCAGAAGGTGTATCCATTGGCCAGTTCTTCAGCTGCTGGCTGCGGGCTGGCATATGAGCCCAGGGAGTCCCCATCAAACACGATGTGCCAGCGCATGTCTTGCTGTATGGCAATCCAGAAGGTGCCATGTCGAGTCTTGTGGCTGTATGCGACGGGTCTCATATTGCTCTCTTTCCTGATGGGCGTTGGGGTTGGAGTTGCCAAGCATGACTGGCTTGGCGCTGAGAAGTCGTGCTTTGACGCACATGGGCAATTTAGCGCAGTGCCTCAGATATCGCAGGAGGCTGCTCATGGCTAAGTCCGCTATCTCTGCCTGCGCGTGGCGCATTGAGCATGCTGATTTGGTACGGCCAGGCTTCACTACAAGCTTTGAGGAAGTAATGCGCTGGGCGGGGCTTGGGGCTGTTGTCATTCCGCTGCCTATATCGAGGCCGTCTGTTGCGGGTAAGCCTGTCGAGATGGTTCCGGTTGGGGAACTATCTCGTCGCGCGCAAGTGACGCCGTTGCGCGTTTTATCTCCTGTTGATGTTGCTGCATGTGCTGCTCGCTGGTTCAGTGCAGCTGGTTCACACATCGCATTTCCTACCTTTCCAACGGATGTGGCAAGGGAGGAGGGGTCTGCCCGAGCAGGCTTTATGGCCGCTGCCATGGAGCTGCGAGATTTACTGGCCCAGAGCTCGGATGGTAGGCAGGCCTTGCGTGATCTCGGTTTTGAGCCACTCCGTGCCACTGAAAGTACATCACCAATCGATCCCGCGGCTGATGACGCTTCGGCTTCCGTCCGAGTCGAAGGGTTGGACTTGAACCTTGCGCTTGCAGGTGTCACAGAAGCAGTAGATACCGCTGGTTCGCAGAATGCTCTTGTCCTTGCGGATATCGAGGCACGGCTGACACAGGAAGTGCGGGGGCTCATCGCTGCGCTCACTCAGTTCAGCGGCAACGCGGAGCTCATATGCAAAGAAATCCCCGACAGTGCCCACTTTACGAAGTTGGTAACGAGCTTGCTCGTTCTGATCGGCCTCCAGCTTTCGCACGCGCTCGGAAAGGGTCTGGATAAGCCCATCTTTTTCGATGATGGTGCCGAGTACCTGCATGAGCTGAATTTGTGCCTCAGCGATTTTGTTCGTGAGGTCGATCTGGATGGTCGCCGTTTTCTGGCGATCGCGCTCGTCGACAAGCAGCCGGGTAAGTTGAGCAGCTCCAGTGATGGAGCTGACCAGTGCTGATACGTCCATTGATGCCCTCTCTCTTTAGATGTCTTGGCTGTTTTTGCACAGCCATCGTATCCAAGAACAAGGGCGGTTTCATTTCGACCCTGAAGCCTCACGTCAGCACCCGCACGGCCACGCGCTGCAGCTCTTCGATCACGGGCAGGGGCACGCTGCCGGTGCGCAGCATTTCATGGATGCACTGGTTGTTCCAGCGGGCGACTTTGCGGGTGGTGAAGCTGTCGCGGCCTTCGACGTCTAGGACGAAGACGATTTGCTGCAGCAGCAGCTCCATGGCGTGGGCCCATTCGGGTGTGGGGACGATGGGGGTCTGCTTGGCTGTCTGCGCGGCGGCCGTCAGTGATGCGCCTGAGAAGTGAGGTGTGGTCATGAGAAGCAGTGTCTCTTTCCCTCCCCGCGCAAACAATGGCGAAGCAGGCCGCCAAAACGACATGCGGATGCCTGCCGATGTAACGGATGCGGCATACCTGATCGCACACAACCACCCGGGCGGCGTGCGCGTGCTGGCCGAGCGCATGGGCGTGAGCGCCAATACGCTGCAAAACAAGCTGAACCCGAACAACACGACGCACCACCTGACGCTGCGCGAGTCTGTGGCGCTGCAGGTGATGTCGGGCAACCCGGCAATTCTTCATGCCATGGCGGCGGCCCTGGGCTACACCTGCGTGCCCGCTTTGCCGGACCAGGCCGCGGGCGACCCGGTGGAGGCGTTTGTGGCCTTGCAGCAGGAGGTGGGCGAGTTCACATCCGCAGCGGCAGACGCCTTTCGTGGCGGCAAGGCCATGGTGAGCCGCAACGAGATCAAGCGGCTGCAGTACCGCTACAACGAGCTGATATCTGCCTTGAACCAGCTGCTGGCCACGGCGGCAGCGCGCGTGCCGGCGCCGGTGGAGGAGGGCTGATATGCATATCCAGCTGAGCGCGCGGGTGCTGAACCAGGCGGAGCTGCTGCGGCAGATCCACGGCCTGACGGGCGCACAGGCCGCCAAGGCCTATGCCAAGGCGCTGAACGATACGGGCTTTGAGATCCGCCGCGCCATGCAGGACGAGATGCGCGCGGTGTTCGACCGGCCTACGGATTACATCCTGCGCAGCCCGTTTGTGCGAATGGCCACGGCCGCCAAGCTGAGCGTGACGATCGAGCCGACCTATATGGGCGGCAAGGGGATCGATCCGCAAAAGATTCTGGATGCCCAGACCTGGGGCGGCCGCCGGCGCGACAAGCGCAGCGAGGTGGCGCTCAAGCGTGCGGGCATCCTGCCTGCCGGATATCAGACGGCTATACCCGATGAGGCCAGAGGTGGCCCTTACCCCGGCAGCGATGACGGCAAGGGCAACTTGCGAGGGCCGTTTCTGGTGCAGCTGATCAGCTACTTCCAGGCGTTTGGCGAGCAGGGCTACAAGGCCAACATGAGCGCCAAGGGCTACCTGCGCGTGCACCGCGGCACCAAGAAGCAGGCGGGCCGGCGCTATTTCGTGACCTACGGCAAGACGCGTGGCGGCCCGCGCATCACCCAGAAGGGCGAGCAGGACGAGCGCACTGCACACCTGGCCCCGGGCATCTGGGCGGCCAGCGGCACAGGCGGTGCCGATGTGCGCCCGGTGCTGATGTTTGTGCGGCCGGGCCGTGGCTACCTGCCGCGCTTTGACATGGACAAGGTGGCCAAGCGCGCTGACGCCACGGCCTACCTGGAGCGCCGTATCCGCTACCGCTTGCGTGAGGCCGCAGGCGTATGACTTCCATGAACCCAGCAACGAATTTGAGCGCAGGCGCGCAGCCGCCTGTGCAGATATCAGGAGGTTTGACCATGCAGCAATCCCAACCCGTAGTGACTGGGCGCGACACCAGCGCCGAGGCGTTTGGCGCTCTGGGCAACGAAACGCGCCGCCGTTTGCACGAGCGCCTGTACGAGTCGCTGCGCCATGCCCACCAGCACGGCGTGCGCGACATGAGCCGGCGCGAGCTGCGCGACTACCACAACACCCAGACGGGCGAGTGGCTGGAGCTGTGCAGCGTGGCCAGCACCGTCAATGCCCTGCTGGCCGCCGGACGGCTGGAGGAGGGCACTGCGCGCCGCTGCAGCCTGTCGCCGCGCCAGCGTGACGTGATGCCTGTGCGCTGCAAGGCGCGCCAAGTGACTTTGGCCTGATAGAGAGAAGAGTATGAGCACGATCATCATGTCGGCCTGCTGGCCTATGCAGGGCATGTCGGCAGCGCAAAAGGCAGTTCTGATATCGCTGGCGGATCAGGCCAATGACGATGGCTATTGCTGGCCGTCTGTCAAAACCATCACGGTGCGCACCTGCCTGTCCGAACGGGCGGTGCAGGGTGCGATCAAGTGGCTGGCGGCTGCTGGGATTTTGCGCACCAGTGAGCGCAGCGGCACCTCAACCGTGTACCAGCTGACCCCCGCAGCATATGCACCCCCGCAGGAAATGCGCCCCGCACCAGCTGCACCCAGTCCCGCACCAGCTGCGGGGGTACCCCCGCAGGAGCTGCACCCCACCCCCGCAGCAGCTGCACCCAAACCATCAATGAACCATCAATTGAACCGTCAAGAACCAAAAGACAAGCGCGTGACCGCGCCGACCTTTGTCGTTCCGGACTGGATCAACCGGGCTCACTGGGATGCCTGGCATTCCTGTGCCAAACGCAAAAAGGCGACCGATGCGCAAAAGCAGATGGCGGTGGACAAGCTCGATGCCTGGCGACGCGAGGGCGTGGACCACGCAGCAGCGCTGGAGAACGCCGCCATTGCTGGTTGGCAGGGTTTGTTCAAGCCCGACATGGCACCTGAGGCGGGTCGCCGCAGTGGTGGCCGTCAGCCAGCCAACACTCACAAGCATGCTGGTGCAGCAGCAGCCATCTTCGACGGAGTTTGGGAATGAGGAATGTTGCCAGTCTTGCAGACCACGCCATGCGAGATCCGCAGGCCTATCGCGATCCGGCCGAGGAGGCTGCAGAGGCCACGCTGCAGGCGGTCAGCCTTGTGATTCGCAAGCTGTTCATGCTGCTGCACGGCTCATACGGCAGCCTGTTCACCAGCAAGTTCGCCACGGGCCAGATGGCTGGCAAGCACGACAAGGGGACCATCTCGGCCATGAAGGTCTGGGATGCCAAGCTGTCGCGCTTCTCGGGCGTCGTGGTGGAGGCCGCGGCTGCTCGCCTGGCCGCAGAGCACCCCGACTTCCCGCCCAATCTGCCGCAGTTCGAGCAGATGTGCGATGCAGTCATGCCGCGCCAGACCTATGCCCAGCAGCAGGGCCTGCCTGCATTGCCCGTGCCAGTGGCCGCTCCGCCTGTGAAGGTCAACCTGCAGGAGCGCAACGATGGCAAGGATTGGGCACGCCGCATCGTGGCCCGCATGGAGGGTGGCGACACCAGCATCTCGTACTACGCCGGCAAGTCCGCACGCATGGCCCTGGGCCTGGAGGTGAAGGTTTGATGCACTGCACAAAAAATAGGCAGGGTGAGGGTCGCGGGTCCTTCCGCCGAGCCTCTGAAGCGGGTAATTCGAGCCGCGTTGTCGGACTGTTTCGTGAGTTTCCTAAGGGGGTTGTATTGTGAGGATGATTGAGCTTGAAGCCCGCCCCACACAAGCGGAGTTTGCTAGCGTTATCGGAGTGTCTCAGCAGAACGTCAGCGCCCTCATGGCCGATGGCAAGCTACCCACCGGCGGCACCTGGGCCGAGCTGCTCACCGCCTACTGCAACCGCCTGCGTGAAGTTGCGGCCGGGCGCATGAGCGGCGAGCTGGGCGGCCTCGACCTGGTCCAAGAACGCGCCGGCCTGGCCAAGGCCCAGCGCGAGGCGCAGGAGCTGAAGAACGCCGTCGCCCGTGGTGAGTTCGCGCCCATCGGCATTCTGGCCGACGTGCTCGGGCTGGCCAGCTCGGCCATTGTCGATCGCATGGACCAGTTCGAAGGCCAGGTGCGCAAGGCCTGCCCGGATCTGCCGCAAGAGGTGCTGCTGATCGTGCTGCGCATCATGGCCGACGCGCGCAACGAATGGATCCGCTCCACCTCCCAGCTGGTCAACAAAGAGGTCGAAGCCATGGCGCAGCTCGACGCAGACGAGACCGCAGCATTTGATATCAGAGCAGGCAGCGCAGAGGAGGGCGACGCCGCATGAGCGCACCCCTCAGCCCCGAAGCCATGGCCGCCATCCAGGCTGCCAATGCGCTGGGCCTGTCCAGCCTGCGGGCCGATGCACCGCAAACCCTTAGCGAATGGGCGGCAGAGCACTTTCTGCTGGCTGGCGAATCCAGCCACCAGAAGGGCGGCTGGGTCGGCTGGCCCTTTCAGCTCGGCATTCTCGACTTCATGAGCGACGACCGTGTGGAAGAGCTGTCCGTCAAGAAGAGCAAGCGCGTGGGCTATACCAAGATGATCACCGCCTTCGTCGCCTACAACATCGCCCACCGCCGCCGCAAACAGGCGCTGTGGCAGCCCACCGACGACGACCGAGACAGCTACGTCAAAAGCGAGATCGAGCCCGTGCTCGACGGCGTGGCCGCCGTGCAGGCCGCGCGCCGCCAGGGCAAGGGGGTGGAGGACACCATCAAATACAAACCCTTTCGCGACAGCGTACTGCACCTGCTGGGCGGCAAGGCCGCGCGGGCCTACCGCCGCATCACCGTGGCCGTCTCCATCCTCGACGAATGGAGCGCCTTCGACCAGAGCATCGAAAAATCCGGCGACCCTGGCAGCCTGGCCAAGGGCCGGCTGGAAGGCGCGCCATACCCCAAGTTCGTCGGCGGCAGCACGCCCCGCGTCAAAGGCATGTGCCATGTGGAGCGCGCCTGCGAAGAATCCGACGCCTACGTCCAGTACCACATCGAATGCCCGCACTGCAGCGCAGAGCACCCGCTCGTCTGGGGCAGCAAAGAGCTGCCCTACGGCTTCAAATGGGTCAAAGGCCAACCCGCCAGCGTGCACCATGTCTGCCCCCATTGCCTGGAGAGCATTACCCAGGCCGACTACCTGCCCGGCGGCTGGCCGCTCACCGGCACCTGGGTCTGCAAAAAGACAGGCCGCCGCTACGGCGCAGACCGCATCTGGCGCGACGCTGCAGGCCAGCCCTGCCGTCCGCCGCGCACCCTGGGCGTGCATGTCTGGGCCGCCTACAGCCCCCAGCGCACCTGGGTCAGCATCGTCGATGAATTCGAGAAGGCCCACCGCGCCCTGCAGGCTGGCGATGTGGGGCCCATGACCGGCTTCACCAACGAAACCCTGGGCGAGACCTGGGAGCTCAAAGGCGACAGCAGCGACGAACACGCCCTGCAGGCCCGGGCCGAAGACTACCCCCTGGGCCGCGTGCCCGCCGGCGCGTTGCTTCTCACCGCCGGGGTCGACGTGCAGCGCGACCGGTGGGAGATCGCCATCTGGGCCTGGGGCCGCGGGCTGGAAAGTTGGGCCATTGCCCACCAGGTCATTCAGGGCAACCCCGCCAGCGAGTCCGACTGGGAGCCCGTCACCCAATACCTGCAGCAGCGCTACGTGCAGGCCTGGCACGGCGGCAGCCTGGGGCTCAGTGCCATCAGCATCGACTCGTCCGACCAGACCCAGGCCGTCTACAACTGGGTGCGCAGCGCGCAAGGGCAGCTTGCCGGCCTGCGCGCCATCAAGGGCGACAACAACGACAACCGCAACATCGTCGGCCCCAGCAGCCTGCAAGAAGTCAACTACCGCGGCCGCAAGATATCGCACGGCATCAAGCTCTGGCTGGTGGGCGTGGACAGCGCCAAAGACCTGCTGCTGGGCCAGCTCGCCATCGACAAACCCGGCCCCGGCTACGTGCACACCAGCCAGAAGCTGCCGCGCGAATGGTACGAACAGCTCACCGCAGAGCAGCGCGTGCTCGTCAAGGTCAACGGCAAGGACGTGTACCGCTGGGTCAAGCGCCGTCCGCGTAACGAAGTGCTGGACTGCCGCAACTACGCACTGCACGCCGCCATGTGCCTGGGCGTCCATAAATGGCCCGAGGCCCGCTGGCTGCAGCTGGAGCAAACCGTGCAGCCCCCGCAAGACCTCTTCAACATCGCCCCGGCCCAGGCTGCCCAGTCGCCATCGCAGGGCAATGAAGTCGCGCCGCCACGCGCGCCAACGCGGCCCAGCCCGTCGCGCCAGCTGGCTGACGAAGAGCTTTTCAGCCCCATCAGCCTTTATTAATAAAAACCAATGCAAACGCATGCACAGCAAGCGCAACCAGCTATCAAAACAATGAACGACAAAGACGCAACATCCACCCCTCCGGTATCCAGCCCCAACAAGCTGGACCCCATCGCCATGCTGCGCGAAGAACTGGCCGCCGCCGCGTTATGCCATGGCGTGGAGCGGGTGGAGGATTTGACGGAAGAGCTAATCAGTCGCGTGATACAGCGATTGGGCGGGGTACATGTCTATGTGCCAGGGCAGCGGGCGGTGGATCGCAAGCGTGTGACACAGCAAATACGCGACAGTTTTGACGGGTGCAATGCCTTCGAACTGTCTCGTCGGTTTGGGCTAAGCCTTAGGCAAGTGCAAAGGATTGTTCTTATGGATTCCGTCTCTACCCCTACAAGGATGTGATATGTTTCAAGGTGAAACATTATTTGGAGGAGAGATGGCAGTACTAAGAAGTTTGGGGATAAAAAATCTTCGTAGTTTAAAGAACATTGAATCAGTACCCATAGCTCCGATTACTGTTTTGATAGGGAAAAATAGCGTTGGTAAAAGTACATTTGCCAGAATATTTCCGCTAATTAGACAGAGTGTGGAGAGAAAAAAAAGATCGCCAATATTGTGGTTTGGTGATTATGTGGATTTTGGATCATTATCTCAAGCTATACATAGAGGAGAAACGGATCTCTCCTTTAAGTTCTCTTTAAAATTAGATGAGGATGATAACAATAATGAAAAAAGCGAGAGGCCTGATGTTTTTTTAAACCAGGGTAACCGATCAAGCTACCTTTTGAGTGAGGCAACTGTTGAGCTTGTTTTGTGCACTGGTGTGGATGGTAAAGCTGCATTTCCAAAATCAATCTATGTTGAGGCTCATGATTTTAATTTTGAAATAAAATTCAATGATATTAATGGCTTTTTGAGTGTTGTTGGTATCTATATAAATGGACAGGAGCAGTCGTTACCACAAGGATATAAGGCATTTTCATTTCAAGGCGATGTCTTGCCGAATGTCATATTTGGTAGGCTGGAACAAAAAACTAATCCAGATGGATCGCAAGAGCCTTATTACGTTGTGGCGAGGAATCCATGGAAATCAAGAATTGTTGATAGAATAAGTTACTGGGTTCATGGTAATGTTAGTATTAATACGATTAGAAGAATTTCATCTCAGGTTAAGCTTGGTTCAGTACAGGAAATAATAAAATCAGTCTCGTCAATTGGAGGTCCAAATTCTTGGAGAGATCTTGCAAGATATACTCAGTCAGGAAAGGAGCATTATTCCAAATCATTTCAAGAAGCTATTCTTGCGGATGTCTTTCCCGAAATTGTAGATAGAATTGATGGCGCTTTAAAGAAATATTTTTCGTCAGTACGTTATCTAAAGCCTTTAAGGGCTACTGCTGAAAGATATTATCGTCGTCAAGATTTGGCGGTTCACGAAATAGACCCAGAAGGCGGGAATTTACCGGTTTTTTTAGATAGCCTAAGCCTTGCCGCACAGCTTAGCTTTCGAGAATGGATATCGAAGAGTTTAAAAATTGATGTGTTCCCTCAGCGTGAGGGTGAGCAGATTATGGTGATGGCGAAAGGGGAGAATGATGACAAGCCATTTAACATCACGGATATGGGATTTGGCATATCGCAGGTTCTTCCTATTGCGGCTCAGCTTTGGGCGATCAATGGTCGTCATAAAGATTTAGGCTCTTCATCTGCTGTTGTGATTGAACAGCCAGAGTTGCATCTTCATCCAGAGTATCAAGCTCGGTTGGCTGATGTTTTTGCTGCTGCAGTTAAAAACAATAATGGAAGCAAGGGGAATACATCATTAATTATTGAGACGCACAGTCAGCACATTGTTAATAGGTTGGGACGACTTGTCGAAGAAAAAGTTATTTCTCCTCAAGATGTGGCAATTCTTCTCTTTGAGCCGAGTGAAAGTGAACAGAAGTCCACGAGTGTAAGAATATCAAATTTTGATGAAGAAGGTGTTCTTCAAAACTGGCCATTTGGTTTCTTCGAGCCGGGAGAGAATAATGTGGCTTGAACTGGATGAATCATTGGTAGGAATGTATCCAGTTGCAAATGCATCACAGTGTGCGGCACTTGAATCTATAGCATTGTCTGTATTTCATGGAAAGAACTTTCTATATGCCAAAAAACGCATACTGGATTGGATGTGTGCTCAGGATTTGAGCGGTGCTGCAAAGTCTGTTTGCTTGAAGCTGAAAAATAGATTGTCTGAATACTCTGCGTTGAGACAATCAATACAATTGAAAGTGCTGGTTGTTTCTAGCGATAGAGAGTTGGTGTTTAATGAATCCGGTTTTTGGGAAGTGCCGTTGTCTGCAATAGAGGAGAATCCAGTTTCAGGATGCACTCTTTTGACAGAAAATCTTATGGATGCCGAAATATATCTAATAGCGGCAGCACACTATAAAAAGCATAATAATATTAATGGGCTAGTACATAATTTAACAACTTCAGGTGGTGGTGGAAATCAAATCTACCCATCGTTTATGAATTTTGTTAATCGTAGAGAGACATTCTGTTTATCGGTAACAGACACCGATAAAGATTATCCAGGGGCGGAATCGAACTTGGTAAGCAGGAGTTGTAAAGATCTTGCTTCTGAGAGACGATGGATCGCAACCCATCTTGATGTGCCAGCAAGGGAGTTAGAAAATTTACTTCCGATAAATTTAGTCGAGGATGCAATATTTGATGATGGCGGTGCGGTAGATTTGCATGTTCGATTTAATAACGTCAAATCTAAAATTGAAGGTGATGTTGTGGCCTGGCTTTACTGCGACCTAAAAATGGGAACCAAATATTCATGGGCTTACGGAAATCATGGTAATCATGAAAAAAGCTCATTCTGGCGCACCTTTTTGCATTCAAAGAATCCAGCGATACATGGGTGCAAGAACGGTTGTGATGATGGCTGCGATTGCTTTATGGTTGACTCTCTTGGGGAACGGGTTGCAGAAAAGTTTCTTGATTTTTGTAAAAAGATTAGTAGCCACAAGCAATATGAAAGAATGAAAACTTCAAGTAATGCAGATCAATGGCTATCGGTTGGGAAAGCGGTTTTCGACTGGGGAGTTGCGGTTCCTAAATCCAGAAGCTAGGGTGATGTAGCCGTAGGCAATCTTCTGGTAAAGTACATGAATCACGCCCGTAAGCGTGATCTGGGCTTGGCGGCCCGGAACTACACAGGCGCAGCAGCCGCGCCATCACTTCATGGTCTGCGGCTTTTTGCTTTTATGAGCATGCCTGCGCGCGCATGGCTCCGCTTTACGGTGGGCCGTGTGGGGACACCCGCGAGGGTGTGCCGGTCCTGTGTCCGGTCCGCCAACCCTGCACGGTCCATCACCTTTGCTTGGCGGCTGAGGCGATGGGTTCAAACACTTGTCGCACAGGAGCCCGTCATGGCTGACATCACCATTGGTTCGTCCGTAACTGCCGCATCTGCTCGCCCCGAGCTTTCGATTCATGACGGCATCGTCACCACCACCAGCAACCAAATCGCCGCGCACTTCGGAAAACAGCACAAGGCTGTACTGCGAGCGATCCGAAATTTGAGCGGTGTGGTGGAGGAAGATTTCTATCAGCGCAACTTTGTGCCGATACAAACCAGCACCGATCTTGGTATGGGTCGAATCCGCAAAGACCCCGCTTATCGCATCACCCGTGATGGGTTTGTGTTCTTGGTGATGGGGTTCATCGGCAAAGAAGCCGCAGCATGGAAAGTTGCCTACCTTGCAGCCTTCAATCGCATGGAGGCCGAGCTGCAAAAGCCCGTGCAAGACCCGCAGCGCATACAGCTTGCCCAGCGTCTGGCCACCCAGGCGGCGGCCCAGGTCACACAGGCGGTATTTGACGCTGTGATGGCCGCAGACAACACTGACTGGCGCCATGCCCGCTACCTGCTCAACCTTGGCTACGACCGCGAAGGCCAGCCCAGCGTGCCCCATGCCCAGCCCATAGCTGAAGACCAGATGATCGTCTCCTTCAACGCGCTGCCCGAGCGCATTGCCAGCGGCGAGATCCTGTCCGCCACCGATGCCCAGCTCGCCACCCTGGCTACGGCCTGCACCCAGCGCCTCACCCAACGCGCCCAGCACCGCGAAAAGCAGGCCGCCAAACCCGGCCTTCCCGCAGCACAAGCCGCACCCAGCCTGCCACCCGGCACGCTGATGATGACCTTCAGGTAATCAGTTTTGATAGCTGCTGGCGCTTGATAGATAAGTGCTAGAGGTTGATTTTGCTTAACTAACCCTGATGCCTCGGCGTTGTTGTCGGGGCATTTTCATTAGCTTTCTACGCGGCCCAGCCTTTGACGTATGCAGCAACGTTATGTTGCTGTGGTGTTCGACGGTGCGCACAGGGTCGTGGTAGGCGATTAAATGCCGCAGAAAGTAGTCCAGTTCAACTCGTGCGCTGGGCTTGTGAATACCTGCCTTGGCTCGCCAGCGCCTGAAGATCCCGCTGGACTCGTAGTAGATATACAGAACGCCCGTAACGATGAAGAACGCGAGCAGTAAGAAAAAGAGTGCGTAGCCTGCGAGTGCCCATATGCCGGGACTGTCAAACAGCTCAAAGAACTGCTCTGGCTCTAGACTGAACGTCTTTTGAAAAACGATGAGTAGGATGCTCATTAGGCCAATAAAAATTGGCACCAGCTGACCTTTCATGCTGGCGTTGTAGAGCATGGTGCGGAAGCTGAAACGACGAGGGGTGAATTGCTGTTGCAGGGTTAGCAGTTCGGAGGCTTGTTGTGCCAGAGCCTGAAACTCTGATGCAGGCCTTCCTGTAATTTGCTCTAGACGTTGGATGCGGGCTTTGCGATGGTCACTGCCCAATTGAGCTGTGATGGACTTGACTCGATAGTCCTCGGCTGCGGCGGAGGTGCCCATGAATGTGAAAGCGGAAAAGTAGAAAAAGGGCTCGCTGTAGCTCATGCCCTTGAACAGCGCAACGAATGCAATCACCAGCAGAAGCAGTGAGAGAAGCCAGAAAAGGCCAAGCTTGTTGCGTAGCTTTGGGTAGAGATGAATACCTTCAAATGCCTCGTAGTAGGTCGATGCCATTGACTGCAACTTTTCCAAAGCTCACTCCCTTGTAATGAATATTGCTCAACGGATCTTAGCTTTGCTATTAATTTGATTGTTGATGTTATTACTGCATAAGCGATAGAAAGCTGCGACATGTTTTTACGACAATGTCGCCTGGAAATGTCGCACCCCTGAGCCGACCATCGGCGCATGGGTCTCTACAGCCACCTCACCACCGAACAGCTCACCGCCCGGCGCGACAGTTATCTGGCCGCCATCGATGCGCGCCTGACCGGCCCCACGCAGGCCAGCCACAGCACCGACGGCGTGGGCGCGCGCTCCGTGCAGTTCAATGCCGACACGACGCAGCTGCGCCGTGCCATTGACGACATCAATGCCGAACTGGCCCAGCGCAACGGCCAGGCCGTGCGCAAGCCCATCTACCTGGTGTGAGCATGGGCCGCAATACACGCCAGAACCAAGCAAGCCGTCAAAGCCGCAGCCGCACGTCGTTTGCGGCGTCGCTGGGCGCAGCGCCGCTCAAGGGCGGGGCGGCCATGTCGGCCTACCAGGGCGCATCGCACACCGATCTGGCCCTGAGCGACTGGCAGCCCATGGCGGGCAGCGCCGACGCCGACCTGCTGCCCGAGCTGGGTACGCTGACCAGCCGCGCCCGCGACCTGGCCCGCAATGACGGGCTGATGGCCGGTGGCCTGCAGACCCACCGCGACAACGTGGTGGGCGCGGTGCTGCGCCTGTCTGCCGTGCCCGACTACCGCCTGCTGGGCTGGACGCCCGAGCAGGCCCGCGAGTGGGGCAACAAGGTTGAGGCGCACTTTCGCAGTTGGGCCGACACCACCGATTGCGACGCGGCCCGCACGCTGGATTTGCTGGGCCTGACGGTGCTGGCCCTGGGCGGCGAGATGGTCAACGGCGATGCCGTGGCCATCCCTAAATGGCTGCCCCGGCCCGACAGCCCCTGGGCCACGCGGCTGAGCGTGATCGAGGCCGACCGGTTGGAGACCCCGCCGTACCTGGAGGGCATGGCCCGCATTCGCCGTGGCGTGGAGCTGGACGGCGAGGGCGCGCCCGTGGCCTACCATTTTCGTGCCGCACACCCTGGCGATGCGCTGTACCTGCGCGGCGACGAAGCGCAGGACCTGAACCGCTGGGAGCGCGTGCCCGCCTTTACCCCCTGGGGCCGCCGCCGCGTGGTGCACCTGCATGCCAAGGAGCGTACGGGCCAGAGCCGGGGCAAGCCCATTGTCAGCGCCGTGATGCGCGAGTTTCACATGGCGGGCAAATACGCCCAGAACGAGCTGCAGGCCAGCCTGGCCAACTCGCTGGTGGCGGCGTTTCTGGAGTCGGATCTGAGCCAGGAGGCTGCGTCGGCCCTGTTCGGCGATCAGGCGCGCGATGTGTGGAAGGAGTCCGTCACCCAGTCGCGCAGCATCGGCAAGCTGCAGGCGGGTGCGGTGATTCCGCTGCCCGTGGGCGCGCGGCTGCAGTCGTTTGCGCCGGGCCGGCCCAATGTGGCGTTTGAGGCTTTCATGCTGGCGGTGGAGCGGCGCATTGCCGCAGGCATGAACCTGCCGTACGAGCTGTTTGCCAAAGACTTCAGCCGCGTGAACTATAGCAGCGCCCGCGCTGCGCTGCTGGAGGCATGGCGCTACTTTCACGGCCGCCGCCGCTGGCTGACCACCACCTGGCTGCGCCCCATTTACGAGCTGTGGCTGGAAGAGGCGGTGAACGCGGGCGTGATCGACGCGCCCGGCTTTTACGCCAACCGCTATGCCTATACCCGCTGCCGCTTTGTGTTTGGCGGCAAGGGCTGGGTGGACCCGGTCAAGGAAGTGCAGGCCGCCAAGCTGCGGCTGGAGATTGGTGTCTCCACCCTGGAGCAGGAATGCGCCGAGCAGGGCCTGGACTGGGAAGAGGTGCTGCACCAGCAGCGCCTGGAGGCCGAGTGCCGCCGCGAGCACGGCTTGCCCGAGCCCGGTGCCACCACCTGGATTGCCAACACGTCAGACAACGGCAGCGACAAGGAAGAGGGCGCACCCGCCCGAAAGGATGCGCCATGAACCGCCAAATTAGCCGCCAGATGAGCAGACCCTATCCGCATCTGGCCGACCGCCTGTTCAACACCCCGTTGCTGCTGCACCCGCAAAAGCTGGACGCCATTATCGCCGGCCTGGGCCAGCGCCTGCTGGGCACCCAGGGCCTGCAGATCGATGCAGCTGCCATCAGCCCCCGCGCGGCTTTGCCCGCAGAGATGTTCACCACCCGCAAGGGCGAGCGCACCGAGCGCGGCTACCGCGTGAATGAGGGCGTGGCCGTCATCAGCGCCATGGGCGGCCTGGTGCACCGCACCCGGCTGGAGGCCGACAGCAGCCTGCTGATTGGCTACAACGACCTGGCCGCCGATATGGAAGACGCCCTGGCCCAGCCTGAGGTGCACGCCATTGCCCTGGTGCTGGACAGCCCGGGCGGCGAGGTGTCGGGCGCGTTTGAGCTGGCAGACCGCATTTATGCCGCACGCGGGCGCAAGCCCATTGTGGCCGTGGCCGACGGCATGGCGGCCAGCGCTGCCTATCTGGCCGCCAGCGCGGCAGACGAGGTGGTGCTGACCACCACGTCTTACGTGGGCTCCATCGGCGTGGTGATGCGCCATGTGGACTACAGCCGTGCACTGGCCAACGAGGGCATCAACGTGAGCCACATCTTTGCCGGCGAGCACAAGGTGGACGGCAACCCCTACCAGCCCCTGCCCGCATCGGTGCGCGAGCACCTGCAGGCCGACATCGAGGGCCTGTACCAGATGTTTGTGCAGGCCGTGGCCAAGCACCGGGGCATGGAAGAGCAGGCCGTGCGCGACACGCGCGCCGCCGTGTACCGGGGCGTGGCCGGTGTGGCTGCGCGCCTGGCCGACCGCATTGGCACGGCAGACACCGTGATTGCCGACCTGTCTGCGCGCCGCGCTCGCAGTTACCCCGCAGGGGCGGGAATGTCATTTCAACTTCAAGGAGCTTCTATGGGCGACCCCCAAACCATTCAACCGGCGGCGGCTGCGCCTGCCGAACCCTCAACGGCAACGGTTGCGGCCCCCGCCGCTGCATCGGCTGCTGCACCTGTGGCATCTGCTGCTGCGGCTTCTGCCCCGCAAGGCCTGGAGCAAGCCCGTGCCGAAGGCGCCCAGGCCGAGCGTGCCCGCGTCAGCGCCATCCTGGGCCATGCCAATGCCGCAGCCAACCCGACCCTGGCGCAGACATGCATTGCCGGCGGCCTGACGGCAGAGCAGGCCCAGGGCGTGCTGGATGCCGCACCGGCGGCTGCCGTGGCCGCTTTGGCCCCCGCTGCCACCAACCAGTTTGCCCAGGCCATGGCGGCGCTGGGCAACCCCAATGTCTCGGGCGTCGAGGCGGCCAGCCCCGACGGCTCTGCACAGGCGGCCACCCAGGCCGCAGCCGGTTGGGGCAAGGCCTTTGGCACCGCACCGTAACGCAACCCCCACCCATAGGAGCACACACCATGCAAGTGCAAGAACTCGGCCCCGGCACGGCCTGCTATCTGGTCAGCGAGGCCAACGGCACCCGCTCGCGCGAAGTGGTCACTATCGCGCAGGGTCAGAACCTGCTGCCCGGCGCTGTGCTGGGCAAGGTCACTACCAGTGGCGAATACACGGCAGTCAGCCCCGACAACGACAACGGCAGCCAGACCGCCATTGCCGTGCTGTTTGCCGCTGTGGACAGCACCGCCGCAGCCCACGCCACCGTCATCACCGCCCGCGATGCCGAAGTGGCCGCCCATGCGCTGGCCTGGCCCGCAGGCACGACCGAGCCCCAGAAAACCGCTGCCCTGGCCCAACTGGCCGCCGTGGGCATTGTTGCGCGCTGAAGCCGCGCGAGAAAAAGGACTACCGATATGGCCGATCTCAATATCTTTGCGCACGAGGCATTCAGCATGACCTCGATGTCCACCGCCATCCAGGCCGCGCCTTATGTGCCGCAGCTGCTGGGGCAACTGGGCATTTTCACGACCGAGCGCTCGCGCACCACCACCGTGGCGATCGAGGAAAAGGGTGGCGTGCTGTCCCTCATCAAGACCAGCCCGCGCGGCGCGCCCATTGAAGAAGGCAAGGGCGAAAGCCGCCGCATGCGCCACTTCGACACCCTGCGCATTGCGCGTGGCAAGACGCTGTATGCATCGTCGGTGCAGAACATTCGGGCCTTTGGCTCCGTCAGCGAGCTGCAGGCCGTGCAGAACGAGCTGGCCGACATCATGAACGGCAAGACCGGCCTGCGCGCCGCCGTGGAGCTGACGCACGAGCACATGCGCCTGGGCGCCGTGCAGGGCAAGGTGCTGGATGCAGACGGCACCGTGCTGGTGGACTGGTATGAAGAGTTCGGCATTGCCCAGCCTGCGGAGATCAACTTCGACCTGGCCAACGCCACGGCCGAAGGCGGCGAGATCCGCAAGCAGTGCAATGCACTCATCCGCGACATGATGCGCGCCAGCCATGGCGCCTGGCTGCCCGGCCAGACCTATGCCGTGGGCCTGTGCGGCGACAACTTCTTCGACGACCTGACGGGCAATGCCGAAACGCGTGGCACCTACCTGAACCAGCAGGAGGCACGCGACCTGCGCAACGATGTGGGCCAGGTCTTCGGCTCGTTTCGCTACGGCAACATCCAGTTCATCAACTACCGCGGCACCGACGACAACAGCACCGTGGCCGTGCACCCGGACAAGTGCCAGTTCTTCCCCGTGGGTGCGCCGGATGCGTTTCGCGTCGGCTTCTCGCCGGCCGAGTCCTTCCCCTTCGTCAACACGCCCGGCCAGGACGTGTACGCCATGGTGGTCACGGACAAGGACCGCCAGGAGTGGGTGCGCCCCGAGGTGCGCAGCTACCCGTTGTTCATGTGCACCCGCCCCGGCATGTTGCAGCGTGCCAAGCGCAAGGCCTGAGCATGCTGGCAAGTACTGCACCTTTTGCGCAGGTGGATGCGCTGATCAACCAGGGTGTGAGCCAGCTGCTGGCCAACGCCACGGCCAGCTGGCAGGGCGGCAAGCCCTTTGGCGTGGTGTTCAACCGCACACCGCTGGAAGGCTTTCTGGCCGATGCGGCCACCGCCGAGCGCCACACCGTGGCCATGCCGGTGGGTGAGGCCCCCGGCATTGCCGAGGGCAGCACCGGCCTGCTGGTGAGCGGCCAGCCCTGCCAGGTAACGGGGCCGGTGGTGCAGGACGCCAGCGGCTGGGCCGTGTTCCCCATCGTCTTTCTGAACTGACCGCCATGTTGTTGCTTGAACCAATCATCAAGTCGCGCCTGGCAGGGCGTAGTGCATTGGCCGCCTGGCAGGTGCGCGGTGCATCGCAGCTGTGCGACCGCACGCAGGTGCCGGCCATCGAGGTGCGCATGTCCGGCGCGGGCCTGGGCGATGTGTCGCGCGATGCTGCCCAGCTGGAGCCGCGCTGGTCCTGCGTGCTGGTGGCCCGGCGCAGTGATGGCGCTGCCGCCGAGCTGGATGCCGCCATGGAGGAAGTGGTGGGCTGTCTGCACGGCTGGCGGCCTGCGGTGCCCGGCGGCCGCGCCTGGTCCGAGCTGCGCGCCGCCGGCGTGCGAGAGGCCGAGTTTGTGGATGCCGGCCTGGTCGGCTATGCGGTGGAGTTCACCACCGTCTCTGTTTTCGAGTCGCTGGACGCCTGAGGCCGGCGCCGTTCAATCTTTCAAAGGAGCTAGCCATGGCTGCACTGCCCCGCGTCAAGAAGGAATACCAGTATCCGCGTGGACGCCTTGTTTTCTATCCGTTCGATGCGGCGGGCCGCCTGCTGGGCGGCCGCCAGTTCGGCAACTGCCCGGCCTTCTCTTTGAGCGTGGAGGGCGACAAGGCCCCGCATTACAGCTCGCAGGGCGGCCTGCGCGAGAAGGATGAAGAAGTCCTGATCGAGATCACCCGCAAGGCGGCCATCACCACCGACAACATCAGCGGCAGCAATCTGCGCATGTTTCTGTCCGGCACGGCAGAGACCCACACACAGGCGACGGCCACGGTTGCGAACGAGGCGCACACGGTGGAGCCGGGCGGCATCTACCGCTTGGGCGTGACCGCAGCGGCCCCCACGGGCGCACGCAAGCTGAGCGCCGTCACCGTCAAAAGCAAGGACGGCACCACGACCTTTGCTGCGGGCACCGACTACACGGTGGACGCAGACCTGGGCCTGCTGCAGATCGCAGAGGGAGGCGAGATCGATGCGGTCACCGAGGTGCTGGTGGGCTACACCGCCGCCGAGACGAGCTGGGAGCGCATCAAGTCCGGCAATGGCACGGATCTCAAGGGCGCACTGCAGCTGATTGCCGACAACGCCCACGGCACCAATCGTGATTGGTGGTTCCCCAGCGTGGCCTTGTCGCCCACGGGCGAGCTGCCGCTGATTCAGGACGGCACGGACTACAGCCAGTTTGGCTTCGATGTGGAAGTGCTCAAGCCCGACAACGGCGAGGCTGTCTATGTGGACGGCCGCGCGGCGCTGATTCCCTAACCCCTCTCCATCCAGACCTCCCGGCTTGCCGGGGCGGTTTGCACTGCGGCCAGCAAGCGCCGGCTGCAGCGCAAACCGAAGCAACCACTTTCAATCAAGCACCCACGCCATGGCCTTCAAGCCCATTCAGATCGTGATCAACGCCAAGGACGATGCGTCTGCGGTGCTGAGCCGCCTTGGGCGCAATGTGAAGCTGCTGGGCGCCACGGTTGCCGGCTACTTCGGCATCAAGGCGTTTGCGGGCGTGGTGCAGAGCGCCGCAGACTTTGAAGCGGCCATGAGCCGCGTGAAAGCCGCCACCGAAGGCTCGGCCGCAGAAATGGCCGAGCTGACCAAGGCTGCCCAGGCGGCGGGCAGCAATACCAAGTACACCTCGGTGCAGGCTGCAGGTGCGCTGGAGAACCTGGCCAAGGCGGGCCTGAGCGCGGGCGACTCCGTCAAGGCGCTGCCTGCCGTGTTGGCTCTGGCGCAGGCCGGCGATATCGAGCTGGGCAAATCCAGTGAGTATGTGACCAAGGCCGTGATGGGCATGGGCCTGGCCTTTGACGATGCAGGCCGCGTGGCCGATGTGCTGGCCAAGGGCGCCAACGCCACCAACACCAGCGTGGAAGGGCTGGCTCAGGCCCTGAGCTATGCCGCGCCGGTTGCCAACACCTTGGGCGTGAGCCTGGAGAGCACGGTGGCCATCATCGGCAAGTTTGCCGACGCGGGCATTGACGCCAGCCGCGCGGGCACGGCGCTGAACTCCATCATGAGCCAGTTTGCCAACCCGCTCTCCAGCTTCCGCAAGGAGCTGGGCGCAGCTGGCATCGTCACCACCAACTTTGAAGAGGCTCTGCATCAACTGGCCGCCAAGGGCAAGGACGGCGAGCGCGCCATCAATGCCATGGGCCTGGAGGCGGGGCCCGCGCTGCGCTCCTTGCTCAACCAGGGCATGGGTGCGCTGGATGAGCTGACCGGCAAGCTACGTGAAGCGGGCGGCAGTGCCGAGGCCACGGCCAGAACCATGGCCGACAACCTCAACGGCTCCCTCAAAGGCCTGAGCAGCATGTGGGAGACGGTGACCCAGGTGCTGGGCAAGCCGGTTCTGCCGGTGGTGCGCAAAGGCGTGGACGAGCTGACCGGCGCGCTGCGCAAGGCGGTCGAGAGTGGTCTGGTGGAGCGCTTCGGCCAGTCCCTGGCGACAGCTTTTGAGAACGGCCTCAAGTTCTTCCGCGCCTTTGCAGCCAACGTCAACTTTGATGCCGTGGTGCTGCGCCTGCAGGTCTTTGCCAGCGAGACGGGCGAGACGCTGCAGCGCATCGGCCAATACGCCACCAATGCGGGCAACACGGTGCAGTTGGCCTGGGGCGTGATGACGGCGGGCGTCAATGGCGTGCTCACCGCTATCTACGGCCTGGGCGCGGCGTTTGCACAGATTGCCTCCAAGGTGATGGAGGGTGTGGCGGCGCTGCGCAGCGGCCTGGCATCCGTCACCTTTGGGGGCCTGAGCGAGAGCTTTCGACTGGCTGCGGCTGATGCCGAGGAAATGGCCGGCGCCTTTGCGGCGTCTGCCGACGCACTCAAGGCCAAGGCTGCTGAGTCTTTTCAGGGCATGGCCGATGGCGCACAGACAGCGCGCGATGCATGGTCTGGTTTGACGGGCGCAGTGGAGGCGGTGGGCACTGCTGCAACAGCTGCGGCCCCTTCCATCGAGGCGGTAGCCGCTGGCATCGAGGCCACGGGCAAGGCTGCAGCCAAAGCAGCCAAGGAAGCTGCCGCCAAGGCTGAGGCCGACCGCGTTGCGGCCGAGAACCTCAAGCAGCTCAAGGCCGAATATCAGCAGCTGATTGCCAGCGGGAACGTCGATGCGGCTGCTCGAAAGCTGCAGGAAATTGCCAAGGCCCAGCGAGCAGCTGCAGGTACTGCAGAGGATGCGGCTAAGTCCACTGCGCTGTTGGAGCAAGCCTACAAAGACCTGGGTATGACCACCAACGAGGATCTGCAACGCATGGCTACCCAGGCACGTGCTGCGTTTGATCAGCTGGAAAAAGATGGTCAGCAGCCGCCCATGCGCATTGCCGAGGCCTGGAAGGTCATGGCAGACAAAGTGATTGCAGCCAATGGCGGGATTGCGCCTGAATGGCTCAAGACCCAGGCAGCCGTCAAGGGCTATGTGGTGGAACTGGATGAGGCTGGCAAAGCCATTGTCAATACCGACCGTGCCACGCGTAAAGCCACGGCGTCAATGGCGACGGGGTTCAATGACCTCGGCAAGTCGGTCCGTGGTGCTGGCAGAGAGCTGGATAGATTCAATGACCGCCATAGCGATGATCGGCCGGGCGGGTACGGCACGGGTGGGTACGGCACGGGTGGGGGCGGCGGCTCGATCAAGAATGAACCTTTTGACAAGCTTATGGGTCGGCCACCGACAGCCGAAGAACGGCAGGCGCTGGCGAATGGTCTTACGCCCATGGATGTGTTGGCAGGCGGCTCGCTGGCTGTGCGCAACGCCAATATCAAAGGCTCGCCAAGCGTCATGCAGCAGAACACTGGGCCTTTGAATCTTGTGCCCCAGTTCCAGACCCGCCAGGAGCTGGATGCCTGGTGGAAGCAATGGCAGAACCAGTATGCGCAGGACAACCCTTTCTCGGTCAAGAGCAGCGGGGCGCTGGGCAACTATCAATATGACTTGACCCAGTTTGCGGTCACGCAGGCGGGCAGGGCTATCGACCTGCAGCAGGCTGCCGCCAATGCGCGGCCAAAGCAGGAGGCTGAGCGCAAGGTGAGCGTTCCCAGCTCAGTGCCTCGGGCGCCGGCTTCTGTCGCAGCTCCTGCAGCTGCAGCTCCCCAATCCGTCATCACACATAGGCACGAGGTCGTCATTGGCGGTCGTCAATACAACGTGGGTACCGATGCGGCGGGCAGCTCAGAGATGCAGCAGCTGATGGCCGCGCTGGAGCGCGATGCCAATTTGTCTGGGGGTGTTCACTGATGGCTGGTCATTTACTCGCGGGCATCGAGCTGCCGCGCGGCATGTTGTGGGTGGACGAGTTCAACTGGTCTGCCGTGCAGAAGACGGTCGAGCGCGGCATTACCGGCGCCCAGATCATCGATGCCGCTGCCCGCATAGAGGGCCGCCCCATCACCCTGCAAGCCGTGGAAGACCAGGGCTGGATTCGACGCGCAACGCTGATGGCCGTGCAGGCCCTGGTTGATGTGCCAGACGGTCAGTACCCGCTGCGCCTGGCTGATGGCCGCGAATTCACCGTGCAGTTTGCGGCAGACGACCCGATTGCCGCCACGCCCATCTCCCGGCCCGAGCTGCCCGCCGCAACCCATCCCTATGTCGCCACGCTGCGGCTGATCACTGTTTAAGCGAGAAGAACAATGCCTATTTTGCAAGGTGACATCCAGCTGCGTGCCAGCCGAGTCATGGACGATGTGCCCGAGGGCGGCGGCGGCCCGTCGAACGTCGTGATCGAGTCAGGGCAAGAGAACGCCGTGATGCCGGACATCTCCGAGATGGACCGCGCCCTTGGTCGCGACAACATGCGTCAGATGCATGTGACCGTGGACACCGAAGACCGCGACACCTACCAGGGCAGCAATGTCATCGTGGCAAAGCCGCCCGAAGATCCCAATGTCTCAATCACCCTGTTCGCCACAGGCGGGGTCTATGACACCCGTGCCCAGGCGCAGGCCAGGTTGGAGGCCTATTTGAACAAGGGTGCCGAGTGGGCGGGCTATCTCTATGAGGATCACATCCAGGGCCAGCGCGTCATTCAGATCTTCCAGCGTCCCGGCACCGAACTGCCTGCCGTGGGCAAGACACTGGTGCTGGTGGGCAATGAAGGCTTGGCGAATGAGCAGATGCAGTATGTCCGCGCCATCCGCGTGACCAGCAAAGAGCTGACTTTCACCTACGACACAGACAAAGACTACAAGGCGGTGATTGTCACTGTCGAGATCTCGGATGCGTTGCGGTACGGCTTCACCGGCTCCCCAGCCAGCCGCCAGTTCACACGCTTGCTCAACAGCGCCCATCTGCGTGATACCGTGGTGGCCGATGCGGGCAGCTATGTGGGCGTCACGCCTTTGCAGAAGGCCGCAGCCTTGGGCGATTTCACCATCATCGCCAAAACGATCATGACCCAGATCGTGCCCTCGGCCCAGAGCGAGACGCCCATCCCCGCGACCATCCCCTATGCGGCGGCAGGCTTTCCGGTCTCTGCGGCGGAGGCCGTGACCTTCAGCACATCGCAGACTTGGAACACCACCACCAGCCTGGCCCTGCCCGGTGGCTGCCTGCCTGGCTCGCTCTCCATCGTGGTGGGAGGCGTGACCTTCACCGATAAGGGCGGCATTCTGATGTCGGGCACCCAGCAGATCGGTCTGGTCGACTATGCCAACGGCATCATTACCTCCAGCTCGGGCAGCTATGACGGCATCAAGACCATCAGCTACCGGCCTGCCGCCTATATGCAGCGCATGCCACAGTCCAGCGAGATCCGAGTCACGGCAGAGAACCGCAGTCAGAGCTATACCGGCTTCATCACGCCGCTGCCGGCGCGCGGCACCTTGTCTTTCAGCTACCGGGCGCAGGGGCGCTGGTATGTGCTCTCGGACTCGGGCGACGGCGCGCTGCGCGGCACCGACTCCAGCTATGGCGCAGGCACCTATAGCGCCGAGACCGGCAGCTTTGTCGTCACGCTGGGGGCCTTGCCGGATGTGGGCAGCTCCATCGTCCAGCAGTGGGGCGTGCCCACGCAAGAAACCGTGCAGCCCGCCGCCGATCTGCTGATCAGCCAGACCATTTCCCTGGCCTTGCCCGCGGGGCAGGCGCTCTATCCGGGTGCTTTCTCCATGACCTGGATGGATGGCCAGACCCAGCGAACGGCTACGGCAACCGCTGCCTGGCAGCTGCAGGGCAATGCCACGGGTGAGGTGCGGGTCGGTCGCTCCGAGGTGCTGTTTGCACCCAAGCTACTGCCCGCCGTGGGTACGGTGCTCGATGTCACGGTCGACACGGCTCCTGCGGTCGAGGTGAATCTGGCGCACCCTTCACGTAACGGACAAGGCCGTCTGGCCGTCTCGGCGG